TATCCGAAAGATCAACACAAATTTCACGAGCGAGGATGTCGTTTGCCATCTTACATATGCCGGGGATCCTCCGAATCTGGACGAAGCCAGAAAAGATATCCGGAACTACATCCGGAGAATCAAAGACTTCCGGAGGAGATATAACCTTCCAGAGATGAAGTACATCTACGTGATCGAGTTTGACGACGGAGAGACCGGACGGCCAAAGCGGATACATCAGCATATCATTATGAGCGCGATCGATCGAGATATTGCAGAAGGTCTTTGGGGAAAAGGCCGAGCCAATTGTGACCGATTGAAGCCGGACGAATACGGACTGGAGGCTCTGGCTCGATACATGGTCAAGGATCCTCGGGGTATGAAGCGCTGGGCCGGATCCAGAAATCTATCGGAGCCAATCGTCACAATCGCGGATCATAAAGTCAGTAAGCACCAGATCGAGAAGATAGCGCTGGAGTTTGAGGAATCCGGAGGCGTGATCCTCAGCAGTAAGTACCCGGACTGTAACCTCCTTGATGTGGTAACCAAAAGATCGGACTATGTGGCCGGCGTTTATGTATATGCCAATATGCGAAAGCGAAGGAATAATCAAAAGCCAAAAGAGAAGTTAAGTGAGGGAGCTGCATGATCACACAAAACTACATCCGGAATCTTCTTTCGAATCGCAAGACCATCCTGGCTAATTTAGAAAAGCAGAGCCAGGATCTTCTGCCGGTCGATCCGGAAAGCGAAATCATCGAAGGAATCGTACTTGGAGCCCAGAGCTTCGGGGATCATCCTTGTGTCCAGAAAGAATACAATCTCGATCGGATTGTAGAAATACTGAGTCGCATTAACCAAGAGCGTAAGCGTCAGATACTAGATCTGTCAACGATCCGGCTCCGGCTCGAGAGCAAGAAGTATGAGATCCTTCTTCTGGATAGTCTGGTCTACTCGCTTCCACCGGTGTGGCAGGCCGTAATCATCAGTCGGTTCTACGAATCCGAACCAATGACCATTGAGGAAGTTCGTTTACACCTAAAGACCAAGTATTCGCTCTACTACTCGGATCAATCAATATTCCGCATCACGAACAGCGCAATCCAGAAAATTGCGGCAGAATTCAATAAAAAAGGCCTGAATGAGATAAAAGTCGAGAGTTCATGAGAGTTGGTGAGAGTTCATGAGAGTATCAGCTGTGATATTATCAGGATAGAAGAACTCCGGAAGGGGTTCTTTTTTTGACCCTCCTTTGGTGCTGCGGGGCGCCGGAGCGGAGACGGGAGGAAGCGATCAGTGGGAAATCGCAGAACCGTCTCCGTTTCCATTTTATTGAAGCGATGAATATGAAGTGGGTGATCGAACTTGTCCGGAAAGGACGCGAAAGCGATTTCTACCGGACGTGGGGTTGGAAGGTCAAGCGCCGAGAGATCCTCGATCTTGATAAGAACGAATGCCAGTTCTGTAAAGCCGAAGGGTTTTACACAAAGGCGACGATGGTCCACCACGTGAAGCCGCTCCATTTATTTCCTGAGCTGGCGCTCAGTAATGAATACACGGATGCAGAGGGAAAGAAACATCGTCAGCTGATAAGCCTTTGTAAGGACTGCCACGAGAATAAGGCACACCCGAAAGAGGAGAGTACGCCGATGTTGACTCCGGAGCGTTGGTGATACCCCCCCGGTCGAAAAATTGCAGAAATTTATGGGAGTGACTCTGCCGGAGAGGGTATACGACAAGAGCGATCTCGCGCACGTGAGAATTTTTTCTGTGCGTTCCAATAAAAAAATCTTTTCATTATGGAGATCGATCCGGAGGTGAAATAAACCAGTAAATAACTGGCTGTTTTGACAGCGCTTTTCGGTAAAAAGGGGTGAGAGATTTGGGCCGGCCAAGAAAAATGACCAAAACTCAAGTCCGTGATTCGCTCATTCGACAGCTCACGGAAGCGGGCGCGAATCGAGAACACTTCATGGATCTCATTTCGGACTATATGGAGCTCTGGACTGTGAAAGAAGGATTGATCAAAGACATCAAGTCTCGGGGAGTTACGTATCGGGACTATAGTTCCACAGGAACGCTCGTCTGGAAAAATAACCCGTCTGTCAAGGAGCTTGTCCTTGTAAATCGACAAATGATGCTTCTTTTGAAAGAGCTCGGGCTATCGACTCAGAACCTGGGCGGTGGTGGTGAGGATGATAACCTGTAAGTCGATCGCATCATATATCGAGGCGGTGGAGTCCGGAGCGATCCGGGTGAACATTTTCCAGTACGAGCTGATCGCCCTCGTAAAAAAGGCATTTGAAAATGAAGACATCTATGTGGATGAAAAGCGCCTGGAAGAATACCTCTCCCAGGTCAAATATTTCCCGTTTGAGCGACTGTTCCCGTGGGAAGAATTTGTCTTGACTTTGCATCTTTGTACATTTTGGAGAGAGACGGAGCTCCCTCGCTGGCCGGATCTGTTTCTTCTGATCGGCCGTGGCGCCGGTAAAGACGGATACATCGCGTTTCAGTCCTGGTGTTTGGCGGGGCCGTATAACGGGATCCGGAAGTACGACATTGATATCTGTGCCAATAATGAGGACCAGGCGAAGGCACCCTTTGATGATCTGTGGGATATTTTGGAAAATAGCGGGAATCGCAAAAAATTCCAGCGTCATTTTTACTGGAACAAGGAGGAAATCGTAAGCCTCAAGACCGGGGCCAAAATCAAGTATCGGACCAATAATCCGAAGGGAAAAGACGGACTTCGGTCCGGAGAGGTGGTCTTTAATGAGATTCACCAGTACCCGGACTATCAGAATATCAACGTCTTTACGACCGGACTCGGGAAAAAGCGGCATCCGCGGCGACTGTATGCAACAACAAACGGAGATGTCCGGGACGGGCCACTCGATCATTACCTGGAGCGATCCAAAGAGATTTTAAAGGGCGCGATACCGGACAACGGATGGCTCCCTTTCATCTGTATGCTCGACGATAGAGAAGAGGTTCACGATCCGAAGAATTGGGAGAAGCCGAACCCGTCATTACCCTATCGGCCGGACCTTCGGACAGAAATCGAAAAAGAGTATCAGGATTGGAAGATGGCACCGTCTCAGTTTACGGCCTTTTTGACGAAGCGGATGAACAGCCCGGAAGGGAATCCGGATATTGAGGTCACGAGCTGGGAGAACATTTTAATGACCAATCGGCCGATCCCGGATTTATCCGGGTGTACCGGTGTTGGAGCAATCGACTACGCGCAGATCACGGACTTTGCATCAGCTGGGGTTCTGG